TGGTCGAGGTGACAGGACTCGAACTATACACAATGCTTTTAGTGATTAAAAATATAGCGGTATATTGCTATATTTTTTGCTCTATCACATACTTTTTCTATTATTTCATACATTTAAGAAAAAAAGTGTGTACTTTTAGTGTGTACTTTTTAGTCCACCAATCTATCAAAGATTTCTTGTAGGTTTTGTGCTGTCCGTTCGTCATCTCCAGCGATGTAGTGAGAGTATGTGCCGTATGTGTCCATATCCTCGCTATGCCCGACTAGCTGCTTTAATTCGCCAGTCGGCAACTCCTTTGCGATACTCACAAACGTGTGGCGCAGTTCGTAAAGGCTCAGCTCCGGCATGTGATTAGAGCGCTGATAGCGCTGCCAGCGGTGGTAGTAGGTGTGCATGGATGCCATGGGGAAGATGTACTCCTGCTTTCCAGTCACGGCTTTCTGAGCTTCTAGCACGTCCACTGCGCGTCTGGATAGCACTACCGTGCGCAATGCGTTTTCGTTTTTTCCCTGCGTGATTTGACCGTGCGCATTGATTGCCTGCTTCAGTCTGCACAGATTCCCGTCAACGTCTTCCCATCGCAGCCCCCGCATTTCACCGGGGCGCATGCCTGTTAGCACTTGGAACCTATAATAATTAATGTATTCATCATGCACAGATTTTCCGCGCATGATGGTCGTATCTACTTTTAACAGCGTGTTCAGCGCTTCAACTGTCAGCACGTTCTTTCCTTTTTTTCTGGATGCTGCCGGAATCTGTAACTCCTCAAGCTCAAGCGTTGTCCATTTTGATTTTCGGCAAAAATTCACAAACTGCTTGCAGTAGCTGGCATAGTTCTGTAACGTCTTTTTGGATAAGGGCTCTTTGCTGTTCCCCTGTGGATGGCGAAACGCATAATCTATAATTTTTTGGAAATCCTGTTCCGTAACGGTTTTTATCGACTTGATCCCGATGGCTGGCAGCAAATGAGAGCGACCGAACGATGCCATGTTTTTGTATTCTGCATCAGACACAAGTTTTTTCTGCTGTAGCAGCTGTTCCCATGCGTCAGAAACCTTAATGCGTTCCGTCTTTACGCCTATGTCAAGCCATTCATCTGCTTTTTTGTTAGCTTCCCTCTGGCCTGTGCGGCCCGGCTTGGCGCTGGTAAACGTCTTGCGCACGCCGTTCTTCTGCACATTGATTTGCCAACGCCCGGCGCTTTCAATCCATTTTGCGGTATTTGTCCTTTTCATATTGCGGCTCCTTTTTGTATGTGCTATAATAATGCCGTCAACTTTTTTGTGTTGACGGCTCTTTATCCCTTGCTGGTGTGGCACCACCGGCAGGGGATTTTCTATTTTTCCCTTGCGTTATATTCGCCGTCACCTGCCAGAACGGCAGCTTCTCCGGCTTGCAGGCATATTTGCAGGCGGTCAAAGTCCGGCTTGATGCTTTCCGGGCATGGGTCATCCCCAGTTACGGTATCTATTCGGTAGTTCTGTATTACGGCCTGGCAGACGCGTACACGGCTTTGCATGGATGTATGCGCGTTAGCACACAGCAAATCTATTTGGCCTGCCCAATCGCTCCCGTGCGCCCCACAAAGGATATACAGCAGGCGGCGCTTGTACAGGCTCGGCATCTGGGCGATATAATCAGAAAGTGCCTTGTCTACCTGCTCGTCCGTCCAGTTTGGCGTATCAGTATCGCTGAATGCAGACGGCATCCAGATTCGCTGCAGCCAGCGCCAGGGGGATTGTTTGCAGACGGTGAACCACATCAACAAATCATCGTTTCGAATAGGGGAAAGCCCATCTTCCCAGTTGCGCACCGTGCGGATGTTCACATCCATCTGCCTGGCTACATATTCTTGCGAAAGCCCGGATTCCAACCGGCACTGCGAAAGAATAAGTCCTTCACGTTCTCGGAAATCAGCTCTACTTTCCATTTCATCACCCTCAAATTTTTACATGTTTTGCACTTCAAATGCGGTAAAATTTTTCTACCGTAGCAATCAAGAAAATATAAAGAAATATTTCTTCAAAAAATGTCATGGGAATAAATGGAAGCTATGGTATAAAAAACATGTTAAGATTCTTACTGTAGTCAGAAAACACAGGAGGAATCAACAATGAATAACGTGGAACGTTTAAAGAATTACCAAAACCGTAATGCGGCAACCATTGAAGCCCTGTACCGTGCTGTGCTGCAAGACCGTGCAAGGAGGGAAGCAGACCATGAAGAAACTGCCTGATTTGGATGCTCCACCAAGACACGGGCGCAGAAGACCGAAAAAGCGGATTATAAAGACTTGACAAACAAGTATTTTTGTGAAACTGCTGAAATACAACTGCAAGTTGTGTAAAATACAATCAGCGGTTTACGAATCGCTTACACAGTCATAAATAACGGCTCCGTTAAGAACACTAAGTAATGTGTTGTCCAAATTTGCATCATTAAGAACATTGGTCATAATAACGGCATCGTCTAACCCATTTTGTTTTGCCTGTTCTACAAGCTGTTTGTTTAATTCAACAAAGGGGTCAACAACGTTGGATTCCCATTCTTGCTTTGCGTTTTCATCACCAGAGGACGCAAGCGCTGCCCCCATTGCAAGGTTGTCACCCCACACAGAAAGGGTTATGCCGCTATCATCATATTCAACTTTGTATTTATCCTCTGCGTAAGACTGAGAAGCAGCATACTCAACAATTGCGGCAAAAAACTTCATGTCGCTGTTATCGGTGCTATCGCTGCTTTCCTGTAATGGCTCTTCGGTAGGCTCTGGCGTTGCGGTGATTTCCGGCGTAGGCTCTGGGGTAGCGGTTGCTTCTGGCGTTGCTGTTGGCGCAGGCTCTTCAGTTTTTTGGCTTGTTGTATTGGGTGCGGCCATTACAGCGGCTACAAAGAAAACTACAGGGATAATAATGTTTAATGGCTTTTTTAAGTGCTGCTGAATTGCTTCGACAGGCGCGACGGTGATTGCCGCGCCAAGAAGTAAAACAACGGAAATTGGGCTGCCGCATACAGGAACAAACAAAATGCACAAAACAGCAATTACCCATCGTACGATTTGCTTTTTAGACATAATAGAACCACCTTTACATTTTTTGGGAGGAATCAGCAATGACGGACACAGAAAAGCTTATTGAAATCGTTTCAACCTTTACGCCTGACCAGATGACCGATTTTGTAACTGCTGCGCAAGATTTAATAGAGCGCTTGCAAGCTGAGGGTTCTCTTGGCAAAGAAAAATAATTTTTTGTACATCTTGCGGCAAACCAGATATTAGCCCATCGCCTTGTGCGGTGGGCTTTTTTTCGTTTTCGGTATCCCCGCGCAATTCGTCAACAGATACACCAAAGTAATTTGCAATCTTTGCCAAATATGCGTCAGTTGGGTCATTTCCTCTCCTTTTCCAACTCGCAACTGTACCTTTGCTAATCCCTAATTCTTGAGCTACCGGTGTAGGCTTTTTCCCAATGGAAGCACAAAGGTTTACAAACTTGTCGTAAAACACTAAAACAATACCTCCAATTTGTGCAAAATGCTAAAGTTCAAAAAGTTCGCACAGGAGGGTTGACGGTTTAAAAAGTTTGCTGTATACTATAATCATGGTTTAAAAAGTTTGCAACAAACAAAGCCCCGGCAACCTCTTGCCCGCGCCTAATGCTTTTATGTATCTGACAACTACAATATAGCATACTTTGTAAACTTTTGCAACCATAATTACTGCCGCGACAGCAAAAAAATCCGCCTGCTGTTCGTTAGCAGACGGATTTTCCCCAAAGTTTTTTACCAGAACAAGTTTGCAGCAACGGAACCGCTCAATGTGAGCGGGCAAGTACACGGTCCTTTGTGCAATGCGCATCCGCTGCTTGCAAAACGAACTTGCAATTCTGTGGACTTGCCGTAACCTTTGGCAGCTTTGGGGCAGCCGTTTAAGCCATAGCGCGTTACGCAATCTCTTTAGTCTGGAACTGGCATACTCAAAAGTTTGGTCAAGGGACGACCACCTTCCTTTCTGCCTTACTCTGGCAGTTCAGATTATAGCATATTGTGTCGCGGCAGTCAATTTTGTTTACTTCTAATTTTTACTAAGGGAGGTGAAAAAATGCCCGAAGCGTGGACTGGCCGTTTGATTGGGAAAATGCACAACAACGACATTTCTTATGAAGATGTAGCAAAAAAGCTCGGTTACGGCAAGCCTTATATCTGTTTGATTCTGAACAGCAAGCGCAAACCGCCTGACATTCAGAAGAAGATGGAAGCGGCTGTAAGTGAACTAATTGCAGAAAGAAAGGAGTAACCACCATGACAAACCTTGCTTTTACGGCTCTTATCAAAAGCAAGGGCTACAACAAACAACGCCTTGCAGATGTCTGCGGCTTGTCTAAAACGCAGATGTCAAACCGCATTAACGGCGCCAATGATTGGCGCTGGCCAGAGGTTGGAAAAGCATGCGCCGCACTGGGCATCACGCTTGACGAATTTGCAACGTATTACCCGGTGGCGGATGTGCGCAAATCTTCTGCCGCTATGCCTACCCGTGAAGAGCACATCGACAACGTGCTTGCAGAACTCCGTGCAATCCTTGTTTAGCTATGGATTTGCTCGGCGTTGCGTGGCAGCGGCATGGCAACGATAAGCAGGGGCCAAGCGCAGCTGCGCGTCGTTTCGCAGAGGCTATGCGCCTCCCCGCGGCGCGGCGTTACGCAAACCGTCGCATCGGCATAGATGTGCAAGGCAATGATAAGGAATTGCTATGCATTGCAATGGAAGTACATAGCACAGCAAAGGCATAGCTCGGAATAGCTGCGCAAGGCAGAGGCAGGGTGCTGCAATGCGACGCGAAGGCATTGCATTGCGACGCGACGGCATGGAATGGCACGACGTTGCTTGGCATAGGCATAGCATTGCATTGCGACGCAAAGGCGCCGAAAAGCAACCGATTTTATTTAAAAAGGAGACAACCACCATGAAAGTAAAAATCACCCTTTTGGAAGAAGTTCTCGGTTCTTCCCCAAGTAATGAAGAACTTCTCGCAACTTACATTGCCAGTAAGGCACCTACCAGCGACCTCACCACCGAAGAAGTGGACAATATCAAGGCCCAGAACGCCGAAGACCGCATTACGGTATTCCCCAAAACCGCTGACGGCACACCGTTCCTGTACGACTATCAGGTAAAAGGCATGTTCAAGGACAGCTGCAAAATGCTTGCCAAATCTGGCAAGGCTGGCTATGCAGGCGGCAAGGCTTGCGCATCCATCAAGGCGTACAAGCAGGCTATTGATGGACTCATCTTCGTAACCCCGCGCGAGATTCCCTACGACCTGCACGGCATGAAGGTTGATTTTTGCGAGCGCCCCCTGCGGGCGCAAACTCCGATGGGCGAACGCGTCAGCATCGCAAAGTCGGAGAGCGTTCCCGCAGGTGCAACAGCAGAATTTGAAATCGAATGTCTCGACCCTAAGCTTGAAGACATGGTTCGTGAGTGCCTCGACTACGGCGCAAAGCGCGGTCTTGGGCAGTGGAGAAACAGCGGCAAGGGCCGCTTTGAATGGGAGGAAATCAAAGAATGATGACCAAAACAAAAACGCCGCCCCGGTGCACCACCACCGAAACGGCAAAAAAACAGAGCATCGCAAAAAGCTCTAACTGTATTCTATCACTTCCCCGTGCCGCCGTCAAGCTGGCAATCACCGCAGATTTGGTGCTGCTGCTGGCTGCGCTCGGTTCTCTCAACATCCCCACCACCATCGCCGCCCTGCTGGCGCTGAATCTGCTGTGCGGACTGTATTTTAAGGAGGCATCCCGCCATGAAGAAATTTGAACTTATTTCCGAATTTGTAACGAACGTTTTCGGGAAGAAGCTGTTCCGTATTAAGGCTCTCGTCTCTTTTGGCGACGTAAGCGCTGGCGAACTGGGAGGTTTTGTTGAAAAAGAAGAAAACCTCTCCAACAATGGCAATGCCTGGGTCTCCGGCAATGCGCGGGTCTCCGGCGATGCGCTGGTCTCCGGCGATGCGCTGGTCTCCGGCAATGCGCAGGTTTCCGACAATGCCTGGGTCTCCGGCAATGCCTGGGTCTCCGGCAATGCGCAGGTTTCCGACAATGCCTGGGTCTCCGGCAATGCCTGGGTCTCCGGCAATGCGCGGGTCTCCGGCGATGCGCTGGTCTCCGGCGATGCAGACTTTTCCGTCGTTACAGGCTTTGGTCGATGTTTCCGCGCGACCACATTTTTCCGATGCAAGGATAAAATTCTCCGCGTACAGTGTGGTTGCTTTTATGGTGATTTGGCGAAGTTCCGTGAGATCGTCAAGAAAACTCACGGCGACAGCAAATACGCCAAAGAGTACCTTGCGATTGCCGACTTGATGGAGCTGCATTTTTCTGATGAGGAAGAAAATCAGGAGGCCGACAAATGACTAGCTTTTGGGGCCATCAAGATAACCCCTTCCCGCCTGACGAACCCCGCCGCCCCCGCTGCCCTGTATGCGGCGAGGAATGCGAAGCAATTTACCTGATTGGAACGGAAATCATCGGCTGTGATATGTGTTATAACCCCGGCGACTTCCCCGGTGAGGATGTCCAAGAGGACAACCCGTGGGAAGATTCCCGCTGTTTGGAGGATTACTAAAATGACCATTGACGACATCAGCGCCCTGAAACAGGCGCACGCACTTTTAAAGGGTCGGCATCTTGCCGAGTTCATCCCCACTGGGAAGGGCATCAGCGCTTGTTATTTCAACGCCGTGCAGGCTGCCCGCCGCATCTATTCCGAGAGCATCGGCGCATTTGTACCGCTTTTCGCAAAACATGAATACGGCCTGAACAGCACTTATTTTTTGGCAGACGGCATTCCGGTCTACTTCTATGATCTAAAAACCCGAAAGCCCTGCACCACCCCGCCGCCTCCCAGCTGCTATCGCATCCACCTCACCACCCCCGACCCGGAAGGAGAAGCAATCTGATGTTTAACGAAAAAAAGACAGAGTATTCTCTTAAATCCCGTCAAGATATCCCCGTTATCCAGAGTGCAAAATACCTTGCCAGCCGTGCCAAAGCCATAAAGGCCATTCAGGAACGGCCCTACCTCAACGAGGCAGACTTCTGGATTCTCATGAACGAAACCAAAACCGGGAAAATGATGTATACCGGCCTTATCATCAGTCACAACGCATGCCTGAAAATCAATGATAACATGCCGGAAAAAGACAAGTTCAACCCGGATTGCGTATCCGTTGATAAAACTGGATACGGGAACTCTCTTGTGTTCACTTACACCAACAAGCAGCAGGGGCTTTACGAAGTTGGCGAAGCATCCGCGCAGAACTGTAAGAATGCTTACCCTTATGCGATGGCATACAAACGCTTGTTTGACCGTGTTGTTTTAAAAATCTGCAAACTTGCGTTTGACGGCATCTATTCCGACAGTGAAGCAGATGAATTTAAAGAGCGCTATGAAGAAGAGTCCCAGCCGGTCACAGCATCGCCAGAAGTTACCGCACAGGTCGTAAAGGACATGGCAACAACTGCGCTGGCAGGATATGCACAGCGAACCGGTAAGGACAAAAAGACAGTCCAAACAGAAGCAAAGACCTTTATTGGCAAGTTGTTTAAGGACTTCACCGATGATGATTGGCGCAGCGTTGCAAAGGAGTTTGAACACAGGAAATGAAGCAGCAAATTGCCATCAAGGCAGCAGTTGTTATCGGCAACACAATTACGCTGGAATGTTCCCCCACAGACTGCGATAAAGCCCGCGCCGTCATTGACGAGGGCAAGCCCCTTGCCGCCGTCATCGGCACGGCTACGCAAAAGCGCAGCCTCTCGGCCAACGCTTACGCATGGGCGCTCATGAACCAGCTTGCCGCCAAAATCAACCGCCCTGTACTGGACATCTACCGTGATTTGATACGCGACATCGGCGGTAGCTCTGCCCTTGTCACCCTCCGCGCAGATGCTGCAAAGGCATTCAAAAACGGCTGGGAGAGCAAGGGCGAGGGCTGGCAGGTCCATAAGCTCGATGAAATGACCACCCCGCAGGGAACTTTCTACAACCTGCAATGCTGGTACGGCTCTTCCCAGTTCGACAGTTCCCAGATGCACCGCCTCATTGAACTGATCGTGCAGGAATGTCAGCAGCAGGGCATCCCCACAATGACCCCGGAGGAAATTGCAAAACTGAAAGGACTGACGGACGATGCGGAAACCAACGCGCAATGAATACGGCGTTCAGCTTGACCGAAACGGTTACGCGCCATCTATTATGCCGATCGATGGGTTTAAATGCTACAAATGCCAGGAATGGAAACCGACTGAGCGCCATGAAATCTTTTTTGGTAGTGGTAGCAAATACAATGGCAGCCGCGATAAAAGCAAGCAATACGGGCTTTGGGTTCCTCTGTGTGCAGATTGCCATAGAAACGCGCCTGACGCTGTACATAACTGTGCTGCAACGCGGCTGCGGCTTGAACAAGATGGCCAACGCCATGCAATGGCCTACTACCACTGGACGGTGTCTGACTTCCGCCGCCGCTTTTACAAGAACTATCTCGATATTACGGAGGACTAACTTATGTTGAATGTTGTTGCTATTATTGGCCGTATGGTCAAAGACCCGGAACTCAAAACCACAAACAGCGGCAAGTCCGTCTGTTCGTTCCGCATCGCCAACGATTCCGGCTATAAGGATGCCAGCGGCCAGAGTCAGACGAATTGGATCGATGTCACCGCCTGGGGCAAGACAGCAGAATTTGTCTGCAAATACTTCCCCAAAGGCTCCCTCATTGCCATTGATGGCCGCTTGCAGACGCGCCAGTATCAGGACAAGAACTGCCAGAACCGCACAGCCGTTGAAATCGTGGCCCAGAACGTGAGTTTCTGCGGCAGTAAGGAAAGTACCAGCCCTGCCACGCAGAACGCCGCGCAGCGCCCCGCAGACCCCTCACAGCGCACGCAGGGCGAGCCCGATGCAGACTACGCCCTCATTGAGGATGACGGCGATCTGCCGTTCTGAGGTGCTGCCATGAATGGCGATAAAGAACGCATCCCCTCCCAGATAGACCGGATTTTAGCCGTGCTGGAATCCGGCGGCACATTGACCGCACTGGATGCACTCGAGGACTTCGGATGCAGTCGCCTTGCCTCCCGCATTACAGACCTAAAGCGCCGGGGCGTCCCGGTGGCATCCCGCATGGTGCAACGCCGCAACCGTTACGGCAGACTGTGCCGCGTCGCTGAATATTACATGGAGTGTTGAAAAATGGCAAACGAGGGTTACATAAAGCTGTACCGCCGCATGATGAAGTGGGGCTGGTATACCGATACCCCCACAAAATGCGTGTTTCTGCACTTGCTGCTTCTGGCTTGCTATGAACCTTGCTACTACAAAGGCGTCCAACTAGAACCCGGTCAGGCCGTTTCCTCTATCCGTCAAATTTCAACAGATACCGGAATAAGTGTTCAATCCGTTCGCACTGCCATAAACCATCTAAAATCAACACAAGAAATAACACAGTGCGAACATGGGAAATTTAGCGTATTTACGGTAAATAATTACAGTGACTACCAATGCGCTAACACAGAAACTAACAAACAGGTAACACAGAACCAACACAGTGCTAACACAGACCCTAATATAAAGAAGAATAAAGAAGTTAAGAATACCCCCTATACCCCCCAAGGGGCTGACGCGGATTCCTCTGCTTTCACCAAGTTTTGGGCCGCTTACCCAAAAAAAGTCGGCAAAGCCGATGCCCGCAAAAAGTTTGCCGCCGTTGTCCCTGACGACATCACCCTGTCCGCTATCCTGTCCAGCCTTGCCTATCTGAAAACCACCCCGCAGTGGACGAAGGATGGCGGTCAGTATATCCCTAACCCAGCAACCTGGTTGAATCAAAAGCGCTGGCAGGATGAAGCATCCAGGCCGCCAAAACCCGCAGCACCGGATAAACCCCGCCGCCCGATATTCGACCGGGAATATACCCGCGAAGAACGCATTAACGGCGTTGTCCCTAAAGTAATCGGTTGGGAGGATGTTGAATGAATACAGTTCTGGCCGAAAAAGCCGTCATCGGTATTATGCTCATCCAGCCGGATTTGCAGGACGAGGCGTTTGCATCCCTCACCTACAAGATGTTCGAACTGCAAGACCTGGGCAACATCTTCCTGCTCTGTAAAGACCTTGCCGAAAAAGGCCAGCGTGCCGACACCGTCTCGGTGATCGCCAAATGCGGCCCCGCCATGAAATCGCTTGCCGTGCAGTGCGTTGAGACTGTCCCCTCCGTAACCGGATTTCGCACCTACATCAACTGCGTGATGGATGGCTGGCGCAAGCGGGAACTCACCGCCGCGCTGCAAAAGATTCTCGCGCAAGACCAGGACGCCGACGCGACCAGCGCCGAACTGTTCCGCATTGTGGAACGTCAGCAGTACATCATGGCCCACCAGAAGGAACAGAGCGCCAAAGACTTTGCAGACGGCATCAACGATTTCCTCACCTGGCTGCAAAAGCCAAGCGACAGCATCCAGACCGGCTTCAGTAAGCTGGATGCCCTCACCGGCGGGCTGGCCCGCAGCGGCGTTACGGTTATTTCGGCCCGCCCCGGCAAGGGCAAATCCACCCTGGCACTGCAAATTGCGTGCCAGATATCCCAAAACGCGCTCACGCTCTATCAGTCGTTGGAAATGTCCCGCGAACAGCTTTACACCGTCATATTCTCCCGGTGGGAGCAAATTGATTCCACCCGCATTGCCAACCACAAGCTCACGCCGGAAGAGACACAGCACATTGCCGAAGATGCCGAACTTCTCAAAAAGCGATACAAGCTCATTTTGGACGATTCCAGCCTTGCCGGGCTGACCGATGTCGAACAGACCATCAAAGACCGCAAGCCGGAAGTCGTTGTCATCGACCATCTGGGGCTTGTTGCACCGCCAAACGCAAAAGAAAAGCGTAACGACGAGCTGGCAGCCCTCACACGCGGTTTAAAACAGCTTGCCATGAAATATCATATCTGCATTATCGAGCTCGTACAGGCCGCGAGAGCCGCCGATACAGGCATGATAAAAATGTCCGATATGTTCGGCTCTGCCACCATCGAACATGATGCCGATATGATTCTTGCCATCAACCCCGGTCAGTATACCAAAGAGCGCGAAAAGTATGAACTCGACCCGCCCGGCGAAAGCGACGTTGTGCTCGAGGTCGTCAAGAACCGGCACGGCGCTTGCGGTCAAATCGACTACGCATGGGCCAAGCCATTCCATCTGTTTTGTGAGGTGACAAAAAATGTCTGATAAGGATTTTCTCTTCCGCATTGCTTTCGCGGAAATGGCCTATGCCCTCAAGCTGCGCCAGGATTGTGAAAAGACGCTTGAAAAAGCGGCAGACCTGTCCGAAAGCGCAGTGAAGCACTTGAAAGAAGCGCTGAAAAAAGATGAAGTATGAAATCATCACTTACTCTCGCTCTACCGGCGACATAACCCACTCCAAGCGCCTGTATTCCACACGTTGGAAGCCGAAGCCGCCCTGCGCACCGCAGGCTACACCCAAAGTCCCCGCCTGCCGGATATCTGGTACAGCGAGAAGTATTACAGCAAAGTAAAGGAGATAGCACCGTGAAAGTATTGGTTGCCTGTGAAGAATCGCAGACAGTCTGCAAGGCGTTCCGAGAACGCGGACATGAAGCGTACAGCTGTGACATCCAGGAACCGTCGGGAGGACACCCGGAATGGCATATTTTAGGCGATGCCCTGAAAGCAATCGCAGGGGGACAAATCGTAACGATGGACGGCAAGGCTCATGATGTAGGCAAGTGGGATTTGCTGATTGCACACCCGCCTTGCACCTATCTTAGCAATGTTGCAACGCGCAGCTTTTCTCTACGGTGTACCCCTCCAGAAAAAGTGGTTGCACGTTGGGAAGATAGGGCAAAAGGCGCTGTGTTTTTTATGCAATTCCTAACAGCAAACGCAGAACGAATTGCAATCGAAAACCCCGTCGGATTTATGAATACAGCATATCGCAAGCCAGACCAAACTGTTTCGCCGTATATGTTCGCAAATTCCACAGATGATACGGAAAATTACGTCACAAAAGCAACGTCGTTATGGCTTGTCAACCTTCCTCTGCTGCACGGAACGGGTCTGCCAAAGCCAGACAACGCCGCAATGTTTGGTGTGACGCCGAGCGGAAAAGCAAGAACATGGGAAGACACTTTCAGCCGTTCGGCAAAAGTGAGGAGCAAAACATTCCCCGGCATCGCCGCCGCAATGGCAGAACAGTGGGGAAGTTTATGAGATGCAAGTACACCATTAGTCTTCCCCCCATCACAAAAAAGAACAGCCCCCGCATCGGATACGTAGGCGCTCACTGCCCGGTATGCCATAAGGGCAAGTACGCAAAAGTTCTGCCAAGCGCAGCCTACTTGAAGTACGCAAGAGCTGCAAAGATGTATTTAAACCCGGCGCCAAAAAATCCGCTGGACGGCCGCTACAACGTCAAGTGCTTGTACTACATGCCTACACGCCGCAAGGTTGATAAAACAAACCTCGAAAGCGCCATCATGGATATTCTGGTTGATGCCAGGATTTTGAAGGACGACAACAGTAGCATTGTAGCAGCAACGGACGGCTCCCGCGTAATGTACGACAAAGAAAACCCTCGCACAGAAATTTTTATCGAAGAATTGGAAGTGTAACCCATGAAATGCTATGCCAAACGCCACGCGCTGGCCTCCGACGCCATGAACGCTGCACAGCTCGTCACAAAGCAGCTGCTAGAGGAGCAGTCAGACCGCATCGCGGCACGCTGTTATAACGAGGTCTGGTGCGCCATGCTGCAAGCCAACCTGTCCCCCAGAACTATTGCCCACGTTCAGAAAGCCCTCGCCGAAGCTGTATTGCCTAAGCTCGATGGTATCTACACTCCGGAAAACAAAAAGCAGCTTGACAATGTGCAGAATGTCGCGGACGCCGATTTGTGGGTAAAAGCCTATTTGACCGACCACGGCGTGCAAGTCTGGGCGGCAAAGGAGAAAAGCAAATGATTTTTGTAACAAAGCCATGCCAGTGCTGCGACAGCATTATGGTAAACGTAAACCGGCAGACGCGATTTTGCGAAGAGTGCAAGCGCATAAAAGGTAACGCCGCCCGTGCCGCATATCACAAAAACCGCGAGAAAGTTTTAAAGCGGCGCAGGGAAAGGCGCATTGCTAAAAATGCTGAAAAGCCAAAGAAAATCGTGGTGTCAAAAGAAATCAAGAGAATAAAGCCGATAGAACAATGTACCCGCGAAGCCGCCGCCCTTGGCTTGACCTATGGGCAGTATGTAACCCGCGGGTTGGATAAGGAGTAATCGCAATGGTATTTGATATTATGGTATTTGATATTACAGTCAGCCGCTACGATGTGGGCAAATGTCCGCACTGCGGAAAGCCAATCAAAGGCACAATGCAAGACTATGAGTCTTCCTGCGGGCGTGTCTGGAAAGAGTATCTCGAAAAAATAGGCTATTATGTGCCATATGAAATCCGCGAGAAAGAGCCAGAACGCGATTTTTATGGAAAAGATATGACGCTCACATCCGAACAGGCAAAAGACCTTGTAACTTTTGCAAGAGAACACGATGTATTCGGTTGGGTAAGCATTAAGATGCTGGTCGATTGCGCCATAGAAAACGGCGATTTTGTGGTTATAAACGCAGATTGGTAAGGAGTGAGACTATGGACGTAGTTGAATTTTTCAAGACGGTAAACAGATTGCGCAAAAATCAAAGATGCTGCAAGGAATGCCCCATCCATAAAAATGACGACATGGGCTGCATGGTTAGGGCCGACGACGATTCAATTAAAAGCATCGATGAAACAGTTTCAAAAGTCGAGCAATGGGCGAAAGACAACCCAATCAAGACTCGCCAGAGCGAGTTTTTGAAGTTGTTTCCCGATGCGGAAACGGATGAAAGCGGGATTCTTATTTTTTGCCCACGCAAATTTGACCCAGAAAATATAAATAGCGTACATTGCCATAGACATGGGTGTTTGGAGTGTCGCAAAGACTACTGGCTCACGGAGGTTACCAACAATGACTAACATCACAACCCTGCGCCCCGGCGAACACTTCATGTTCAAGAATTTTGAGTGGGTATGCCTTGATCCGAACCACCCTGACGGCGGCTTGCTGGCCATTATGGCAAAACCGTGGGCAAAAGATGTAAAATTCTGCCCAAGTGATAAATTTGCCGACTTGAAGGGCAACTGGAACAACTACCGCACCAGTAATGTGCGTGGGGTTCTATCTGATATGAATAATGCTGTTTTTGGTGGAACATGTCTACTGGCACATACCGTTGACCTTGTTGCAGACAACGGCGACAGAAATTATGGCACTGTACAGGACTTTATTTTTATCCTGACTTGTGACGAGTACAGAAAGTACCGTGAGTTCATCGGGCGCTACGACAGTTGGGTGTGGACTGCAACACCATGGTTTTGCGGTTACGAGGATTCCGACACGGGATGCGGCGCGGCTATGGTTCGCTCTGCGGATATTGGTGGTCGGTTTGGCTGTGTTGGTGCGTGTCTCAACGGCGCTGTCGCCCCGGCATGCATTCTCAATCCCGAATCCCTCAATCTGCGCCAGAGCATGGCATTTGTAGAGGAGATATCAGAATGACACAACTTCAAGAAGCAATCCACAATAAAATCACGACATACAGCGAGGATGAATAAATGGCAATCAGTAAAAAGACCCGCGTTGCGGTGTACAAGAAATTTGACGGTCATTGCGCTTACTGTGGCCGCCACATTGCCTACAATAATATGCAGGTAGACCACTTCAAGCCGCAGAGGGCGTGGAACCCAGAGGATTCCGGCACGGACGGCATTGAAAACCTTATGCCGTCCTGCCGTATGTGCAACCATTACAAACGCGCACACGACCTTGAAACATTCAGACGATACATTGCAGAGATTCCGCGAAAACTGCAAGAGAACTACATTTACAAGGTCGGCGTCGTTTACGGCAATGTGCTGGAAAATCCGAAAGCGATCAAATTCTATTTTGAGAAAGTGAGAGATAGCCATGCGACTGATTGATGCAGATGAATTAAAGAAACGCGCCGTGAAGGTGTGTTTTCCAAACGCGCCGGAATGCGGCGAGTTTGACGCGGTCGTAATTTACGAAATTGACATTATGCCGACCATAGACCCAGAATCCCTGCGACCTACTGCGCATTGGATAAGCGATAGCGCCGGGAGCACAAATGTTGTATGTTCAGCCTGTAATGCAATTTCTTTCGCTGCTTATAATTTTTGCCCGGAGTGCGGCAAAAGGATGGTGAACGCAAATGAGAGAATGGATAAGCGTTAAAGACAGACTGCCTGACCCGTATGAAAAGGTTCTTGTGCGTTTAGACCATTGGGCTGGTGTGGACACTTATTTGGCATTTTACGACACGGAACGTGGTTGGTGTGATTGCGGTGGCTATTTCGATGATGGAACAAACAATGACGGAGAACCTCTCACCTACGAAACTGCAGGAGTAAATGTCACTCATTGGATGTCATTGCCAAAATTGCCGGAAGAGGAAGGATACTATGTGTAATTGGATAAGCGTTAAAGACAGGCTACCGGCTGAAAGGAAGAACACAAAATGAACGACGCACTTTTAAGCAGCAAAAAAATGGATTACTGCACACCGTAGGACTTTTTTGACAAGTTAAACGAGGAATTTCATTTCGTTCTGGATGCAGCGGCAACCGAGAAAAGCGCAAAGTGCAATCGGTTTTACACGCCGGAAACAGATGGTCTGAAAATGCCGTGGAGCGTTGAATCAGGAAGTGTGTTTTGCAATCCTCCATACGGCAGAATGATTGGTCTATGGGTGCGCAAAGCCTACGAAGAATCGCGGAGCGGAACAAAAATAGTCCTATTGATACCCGCGAGAACTGATACGTCATATTTCCACGATTATGTGTACGGAAAAGCTGAAATCCGTTTTCTGCGCGGAAGACTGCGTTTTGAGGACGATAACGGAAACAGGTATCCACCAGCGCCTTTTCCGTCTATGCTGGTTATATACAACGGAGAACATTATGCTTGAATTAAACAGGTGTTACAACATGGACAGAACTGCCGATCTACACCCCCCGGAGGTGACCCCATGACAAAACAGCAACTAGTTGATGAATACGCCCGCGAACATCTTTGCGCGACATGCGAGTGGAAGAATGGCGATATTTGCACGCTGCCGCGCTGCATGAAACTGGAAGAGAGGAGATACAATGACCAGAGAAGAATTCAACCAAAAGAAAGTGTGGCTATGGAGATACCAACGCAGCAGGAATCATGAACGACAGCTGCGCCAGCAGATACAAAGCGAACGTGAACGGGCAACAGCGACCACTAAAGCATTATCCCCCGTGGTGGTGTCTGCTGGCGGGAAAAACAAAATCGAGGATGCCGTTTGCAGAATCATGGAGCGTCAGGAAGCTCTATACAAGCAGATTATTGAAACCGAAATGCAAAGGGAAGAAATCGAAACCGCAATAAACTCTGTTCAAGACCAAATGCAGCGGGACGTTCTGCGGGAGCGGTATATTGTCGGCACCCCGTATTGGTGGAAAATTGCGATAAATCTAAATATTTCCGAGCGATGGGCAAAGAAATTACACCGCGCTGCAATTGAAAATCTGTGCACTCCAGTTCACTTTTAACCTGCTATTATAGATATGCTGGATGATGTAGGAACGGGACAGCCTACGGCATAGCTAAAATCTCTTTTCTTTACCATTTCAATTCTCCTATTCATAGCTGGCAGCCGGGAAAGACCGGCATTTTATATGCTGCATAGCCGATTCTATCCACAAAGAATAAGGGCGCTGCGTTCCGAAGCAACGGCGCGGCAAAGGTGCAAGACCTATGTGCAGTACCAGAGGGCAGGGTCGCAACCTGTCTGTGTGAGCGGGCGCGGTATCCCTCACAAATGATGACAATGGTCGTGCAAACGGCAAGCCGCACATGCCCTTGTAGCTCAATGGCAAGAGCCTTGGTGTGCCGGTTCAAGTCCGGCTGAGGGCACATGCTGGGTCGCTCCCACCGGTGAAAGCCCGGCGCAGGAAACGCGATAGATAACCTGACACACCGGAAGAGCGACGGTGCACAGCCCACTACGAGAGGGCGCATACCCGATTGCACACCGATTTTGAAAGCGGAGAAGTTCGGGAACGTTTTGACGGTGACATCGAGAAAACCGTTCGGCATCTGCTTGTGTGGACTCCGTTACTGACGCAGTTACGCATCGCCGAAACCCATAACATCAAAGCAGAGACCGCGAATCCGCACGCGGGGATAAATGCAGCGGATGAAAAAAGCGTTGCGGATTTGCTCCCCGCAACGGGTGAGACCGGCACAGCATAAACCGGTAGGGTGGGAACGCGCTTCTCCTCCGGCGCAAAGGGGTTTTGGAGGATATAAGCCTACACAAATTGTGTGGGCTTTTTGTGTTGTAAGGCGAGGTGATAAAGTGGCATCAAGAAAAAATCCGGTGGGCGCACCACCTAAATACAGAAGCGTAAAGGCAATGCAAGAAAAGATTGATGCCTACTTTGAAGCCTGCAAAGGACAGCCGTTCGTAGACGATAACGGCGAACCGATGAGAAATAAAAACGGCTATATCATCTATGACGATAAAAAGCCGCCTACTGTGACAGGGTTGGCGCTTGCACTTGGTTTTGCATCAAGGCAGGCGCTTTTGAATTATCAAAATAAACCAGAGTTCAATGACACGATTACGCGTGCAAAGACCCGTTGTGAACAGTACGCCGAAGAAAGACTGTATGACAAAGACGGCTCCGGCGGCGCACAGTTCAGCTTGCGGGCAAATTTCGGATGGCAGGATAAGCCGGAACAACAGCAGGATAGCGAGGTGCTAATCATAGATGACTTGTAAGCTATCTGGCGTTGTTTCCCCTTGCTTCGCAAAAATCCACCGTGAAATCAAGGCAGGTAATGTAAAAGAGCTTGTCGCAAAGGGCGGGCGCGGCAGTACAAAATCCAGCTATATTAGCATAGAGCTAATTTTGCAGCTGCTAAAGCATCCGCAATGCCACGCGGCGGTTTTCCGCAAGGTCGGAAACACACTGCGCACAAGCGTGTATGCGCAAATCGTATGGGCAATCAATGAGCTTGGATTGCACGACCATTTTCGTTGCACAGTCTCCCCGATGGAATGCACCTATTTGCCGACAGGACAAAAGGTGCTTTTTTTCGGCGTTGATGACCCCGGCAAGGTAAAGTCAATTAAAGTGCCTTTTGGTTATATCGGCATCTGCTGGTTTGAAGAACTTGACCAGTTTGACGGTGAAGAGCAAATCCGAAACGTGGAGCAGTCCTGCTTGCGCGGCGGTGACTGGTTCATCACGTTCAAGAGCTTCAACCCGCCTGCAATGGCGCGGAACTGGGCGAACGGCTACGCTTTGCAGCCCCGCAAGGGAAAGCTAGTACATCATTCCACCTACAAAACAACGCCAGCAGAATGGCTCGGAGAGCGGTTTCTGGCCGATGCTGAATATTTGCAGCGCACAAACGAAACGGCCTACCGACACGAGTATCTGGGCGAGGTTGTCGGCAACGGCACAGCGGTATTTGAGAATCTGCGCATTGAGAAAATCACCGATGAACAGATTGCAGGTTTTGACCGTATCAAGCGCGGCGTTGACTGGGGCTGGTATCCTGACCCATGGGCATACAATGCAATGCACTATGACGCAGCGCGGCGCACGCTGTACATCTTCGATGAACTGACACGGCGTAGAACCAGCAACAGGGACACTGCGCAACTGCTTTTAGATAGAGGGCTGACGCGAGAGGATAAAGTCTGCGCGGATAGCGCCGAGCCAAAATCTATTGCGGACTATAACAAGTACGGCGTAAAGACGTTCCCAGCCCGCAAGGGGCCGAAATCGGTTCGCTACGGCACAAAGTGGCTGCAAATGCTGGAAGCTATTGTCATTGACCCGGAACGATGCCCGGACACAGCAAAGGAATTCAGTGAGTACGAGTACGAGCGAGACAGCAAGACTGGTGAAGTGCTGGAAGGCTACCCAGATTTGAACAACCATCACATTGACGCTGTGCGTTATGCGATGGAAAGCACGGCAAACAAGGCGGGGGACACCGCCGAAACCAGATACAAGAGCATTTTCGTGTAAAGGCGGTGAGAAGACGTGAAAACATACCAAGATTTTGTAGCGGTTGGCGAGGACGAAAAAGCCCGCATGAGTTTCATACTTGGCGCAATCAATGAGTATAAGGCCGACCATAGCACACGCCTTGCAGCGAACGCCAACAAGTATTACCACGGAGAAAACCCTACAATCAACAAATACGAGAAAATCATTTACGACATGCAGGGCAAGGCGCACCGTGACATGTACACGGCAAATCACAAGATAGCAAGCAAGTTCTTTGGCTTTGTCGTAGACCAAGAAGTTTCGTATTTGTTAGGCAACGGCGTTTCATTTCAGGAGCCGGAGACAAAAAAGGCGCTGGGTGCTACGTTTGACGAAGATATTATGGACGCTGCCCGCCATGCTTTGATTGACGGGGAGTCTTTCGTGTTTTGGAATCTCGACCATGTGCAGGTGTTCGCATCAGAGGAATTTGTTCCCCTATACGACGAGGAAGACGGATCCATTAAAGCCGGAATCCGTTTCTGGCAGGTGGCAGACAATAAGCCGCTGCGCTCCACGCTGTACGAGCTTGACGGTTACACAGAGTATCTAAAGCCCAAAAGCGATGATATGGCGATTCTCAAGCCGAAACGCGCCTACAAGTTGAAGCTGCGCACCAGCGAGGCAGACGGAACAGAAATTTATGACGGCGAGAATTATCCCGGATTTCCCATTATCCCGCTGAAAAACGGCGAGCAGGCCCACAGCGAGCTACAGGGGCGACAGAATACCATTGACGCGCTCGACCTTGCTAGCTCCAACATGGTAAACAACGTTGACGAAGGCAACCTGATTTTCTGGGTTCTGACCAACTGCGGAGGCATGGACGAGCAGGACGACACAAAGTTCATTGAGCGTCTTAAGACGACCCATGTCGCCCATGCTGACGGTGACGAGGGCGCAAAGGCCACGCCACAGAGCATCGAAGCTCCGTTCCAAGGCACGCAGGCGACTATTGATATGCTCACCAAAAAGCTATACGAGGACTTTCAGGCCTTTGATTCTGCCGCTGTCAGCGCTGGCAACCAAACTGCAACGGCCATCAAGGCCAGTTATGTGCCACTCGACCTGAAAACAGACAAGTTTGAAAGCTGCGTGACGCGCTGCATCAAGGGCATTTTGGCGGTTGCCGGGCTTGATGACGATCCGACATACACGCGCAACCAAATCATCAACAAGCAGGAAGAGGCGCAGACGGTCTTGCTGGGTGCAGAATACTACGATGATGAATACATCACCAAAAAGCTGCTGACCATCCTTGGCGACGCAGACCAGTACGATGAATTGATGAATCGAAAGGCGGCAGAGGAGTTAGACCGCACGACCAACGGCGAGGAGTGACAAGATGTTGAATTTTGAAAACCTCGACAAAGCCAACTTTTTAGGAGTTGGAAAATACGATACGCCGATTATCCAGCCGGAACACATTGATGTGCGGCATCTGGAATGGATTCCGTTCAACTTTGCTAAAACCTGTACGGACTGCGCAACAAAAGGCGTTCACTTTTTCGTGGATGATTATCAATTCCAAAGGGTGTGGAATCAGCCGGACAAGTACATTCCGTTGCTTCAAAAATTTGGCGCTGTGTGTGCGCCTGATTTCTCAATGTATACAGATATGCCGCTTGCTATGCAGATATACAATCACTATCGCAAGCACTGGCTGGCGGCATACTGGCAGCAATGCGGGATTCACGTTGTGCCAACCCTGTGTTGGAGCAATGAACAAAGCTACGAGTGGTGTTTTGACGGCGAGCCACAACATTCGATTGTGGCGATTTCTAGCGTGGGAACGCAGAAAAGCAAGCAGAATCAAGCGCTGTTTGAAAAAGGCGTTCGGGCGGCATTGGCAAGGCTTGAACCCAGTGAGATTTTGTGGTATGGCAAATGCCATGAAGAATTTGACTGGAATGTCACGAGGATTCAGCCATATTATAAGCAAGTAAAAAGGAGATGTAAGAATGGGTGGTAGAGGTTCTGGAAGCGGCAGGGGCGGCAGTGGAACACCGCGCGGCGTTGTTGCGTTTGATATTGATATGGATGGGGCACGCGCTGGGTATGTTGTCAAAAACGGCAAAGTTTATAGCGAAAATGGTGATTCTATCAATTTATCAGCATCACAAATCATGCGAAACGCGCAAAATCTGGGATATGGCGTAAAAACATATAATAAAAAGCAATATGAAAAAAAACAAGAGGCCTATAGAGCTGATAGAAAAGCAACAAGCAACTTCTTAAATACAATGGATGCGCAGATGGGTGGAAACAAACGGGCTCAGAGAAAGGCAACAGCAAGTCGACGTGGAAGTAGACGTAAATGAAACCTGATTACGCCCACAAAATGACAGATGCCGAGCTTGCAAAGCTGGAACAGCGCATCGCAAAGCTGTACAAAAAAGCTGCTGACGAATTGACCGACACGGTGAAATCCTATTTTGAGCAGTTCGCCAAGCGTGATGCAGCCATGAAAGAAAAGCTCGATGCAGGCGAAATCACGGAGCAGCAATATAAGCAGTGGCGGCTTGCGCAGATTGGGCGCGGGAAGCGTTTTGCGGCGCTGCGGGACAAGGTGGCAGAAAGATACACCAACGCCAACGAAACGGCTGTGGCCTATGTCAATGACGCCACGCCTGGCATTTACAGCTTGAACCGCAATTACTCTGCTTACAAAATCGAGCAGGTTTCCGACAAAGCAGATTTTACGCTGTGGGATGAGCAGACAGTGAAACGTTTGATTGTGGAACAGCCTGACCTTATGCCGTACTACCCGCCAAAGCGTGCATTGCAGCGCGGCATTGATTTAAAGTACGGCAAGCAACAGATTACAGGCAGCGTGACAAGCTCCATTCTGCAAGGCAAAAGCATACCTAAAATCGCCAACGACCTGCAAAGCCGTATGCAGGACATGAGCCGCGCAAGCGCTATCAGAACGGCGCGGACGGCCATTACAGCAGCGCAGAACGCCGGGCGGCTGGATACTTACCGAGCAGCGCAGGACATGGGCATAAAGCTGAAAAAGCAATGGATGGCAACGCTGGACAACCGCACACGCCACGCCCATGCAATGCTGGACGGCCAGACAGTAGACGTTGACAAGCCGTTTAAGGTTGACGGTTACGAGCTTATGTATCCGGGAGACAGTTCCGCGCCGGGTTATCTTGTGTATAACTGCCGATGCACTCAAATTGCAGAGGTCGACGGCGAGGACACAAGCAGCGGCGGCAGACGCGCCAGAGACCCAGAAACGGGGGAATCTGTGCTTGTGGGAAATATGACCTATGCAGAGTGGGCGGGGTGGAAAAAACAGAACCAACCGAAAATGCCAAGATTCACACCCGCCACAACAATAGAAGAAGCACAGAAATACGCCGACAAATTTGTTGAAAGTTATAAGACCAAGTATAGCGGAAAGGTTGATTACAGCGGCATTGATATTGAATATGCGAATAAAATGAACCGCGCATTTACCGAAGTGCTTGAACAATATGCTGTGCCAAATAAGTTGCGAAATATCGTGCCTTTCAACATGAGAGAAAAGCGCTTCAAAGATACAACAGCAGAAGCTGCATATCAATGGGGTCTTTCTGATTTCTATTACAACAAAAAGTATTTAAAGTCGGCAAAGACAATGGCTGCGCACAAAAAAGAATATGCAGATTTACTTGAAAAAGTATTGCCAAACATTGACAAAGCAATAGAGATCAATGATGGGAAAAGCAACGCTACGGCAACATTGCAGCTGCGTTATCTAAAAGCCCTAAAAAACACTGGCAGGACAAATGTATTTGAGCCGGATGCCTACGGTACAACGATTCATGAGCTTGGCCATTACCTTGATGACCAAATTTTTACGAAGGCCGCAAAAGAATCCGGGCTGGATATTACAGAAAGCTTTAACAATTATTCTGGAAAAATTTCTGCATATGCGACAAGCAGTAGGCAAGAATACGTTGCAGAAAGTTTTGCAGCGTATTGGAAAGGCGAAAAAGATATAATTGACCCCAAACTGTTTGACTTGTTTGAAAGGCTGAAAAATGGGAAATAATGAATACATCATATATGATATTTTGGAACCGTTAAAGGCTATTGCAGAAAGTTTGAGCAATGAAAATCACACTTGAAGACCACAGCGCCGAGGTATTGGAAGAGCTGGAATCCGCTTGCCAGCGGGCGCTTGAAAAATGCGGGTTGGTAGCAGAGGGCTATGCTAAAAAGCTATGCAATAGCCCCGGTAAATTCGGAATTGGCGCACTACGAAACAGCATTACACATATGGTAAACGACGGCGAAAAAGCCGCATATGTCGGCACAAATAGCGAATACGGCGTATACGTTGAGTGCGGAACCGGCATATATTACCCCGGCGGCAGACAAACGCCGTGGGTATACCAAGACGAAAAAGGAGATTGGCATTTGACGCACGGCCAACGGGCAAAGCCTTTTATCAAGCCTGCCGTTTCCGAGCACGGCGAACAGAACAAAAGAATAATCGAAGCAGAGCTGAAAGGCAAATAAGCCTCTCGGCTCTTTTTATTAGCATCTACCGCGTTTGCGGCAGGTGCTATTTTTATACGCAAAAACAGCGAAGCACTGCTGTTTTGAATAAATAAATCTCAAATGGCGAAGAACCGCCACCGAAGAAAAGGAGAGAACCCCCATGGCAAAATTTACACGCGCTGAAATCCGTAAAATCATTGGCGAAAGCTGCACTGACGAAATTGAAAATCAGCTGGTGGCGCTCCATCTGGGCGTTGTAGACCCGCTGAAGGACGACGTCACGCGGTATAAAGCCGATGCAGAAAAGCTACCGGGCGTTCAGAAGGAGTTGGACGACCTGAAAGCGCAGGGCGACGGCGGTTACAAGGCTAAGTATGAAGCAGAGCACAAGGCTTTTGGGGACTACAAGGCCAACGTAGACGCTGAAAAAACAACGGCTGCCAAAGAAAAGGCACTGTCCGACGTCCTGCTGAAAATCGGCATTTCTGAAAAACGGATTTCCTCTGTCGCACGCCTTGCAAAGGGAGACGGCCTGCTTGACAAACTGGAATTGGATGACAAGGGCGCTATCAAAGACGCAGCTGCACTTGAAAAGAGCCTCAAGACCGATTATGGCGAGTACATCACCAAGAGCAGCACCAAAGGCGCAGACACGTCTACTCCCCCTGCCAACAATGGCGGCAAGGCCATGACGCGGGAGGACATCTACAAGACGGACGACAAGGGCCGTTATGTACTGTCCACCTCCGAGCGGCAGGCGGCGCTTGTGAACCTCATGCAAAACGAATCTGACGATTAACAGAAAGGAGCCAATATATGGCTGCAAAAACTAACCTGACTACCGCTGCCCAGATTACTGTCAACGCCCGCGAGGTTGACTTCGTCACCCGCTTTGGCAAGAACTGGGACGCGCTGCGCACCATCATGGGCATTATGCGCCCCATCCGCAAGGCCCCCGGCACGAAGCTGGTCTCCTATGAGGCCGCTGTTGACGGCACTCTGGCTGGCGGTACGTCCGTTGCCGAGGGCGATGAGATTCCGCTGACCAAGATGAAGGTCGAGCCCAAAACCTACGGCGACATTGAGATTGCCAAGTATGCCAAGAGCGTATCCGTTGAGGCAGTCGCCAAGTACGGCGCAGACGTTGCCGTTGAAAAGACCGACGAGGCGTTCCTTGTCGCCCTGCAGAACAAGGTTCTGGGCGACTTCTACACCTTCCTGAACACTGGCTCTCTGGCTGTAGCTGCTACCACTTGGCAGCAGGGTCTTGCTCTGGCAAAGGGCAACGTGCTGGACAAGTTCGCCAGCATGGACCGTGATGTTACCGAGGTTGTAGGCTTTGCCAACATTTTGGACTTCTACGGCTATCTGGGCGACAAGGAAATCACCACGCAGACCGCCTTCGGCCTGACCTATGTTCAGAATTTCATGGGTTATTCCACCCTGTTCCTGCTGCCCGAAAAGTACATTGCAAAGAACAAGGTTATCGCCGTGCCTGTTGAGAATATCGACCTGTATTACATCGACCCCGCAGACAGCGATTTCGCCAAGCTGGGCCTGAACTATACCGTCGAGGGCGAAACAAACCTGATTGGAGTGCATGTTGACGGCGACTACAGCCGCGCAACTGGCGATATGTACGCTCTTATGGGCATGAAGCTTTGGGCAGAGTACCTGGACGGTATCGCCGTTGCCACCATTACGCCCGCAGAAACCCGGAGCGCAAAAACTGTCAAGGCAGCACAGTAAAAAAGAGGGAGTGCAATGCTTGAGGAATTGATGAGGGAGTGCCGGAACTGGTTTGTCACACCGAATGGCGTCCATCTGGGCGAGTTCAGCATCAAGGGCGGGAGCATTGCGCTCCCTTTTTTGCGTGCCGGACAGTATTTCCGCATTATGGGCAGCGTTCTGAACGATGGTGTGTATCAATACGGCAATTGCTCGTTGAGGGATGAAACGTTTGATGGCGCTGTCTGGGCCATGGCCGTTCCTGCCGAATTTCTGCGCCTTGAAGAAGAAATCAAGGCGTGGCGCACGCAGTACGAGAACGCCGCAAACAGCCCATTCCAGAGTGAGAGCTTTGCGGGGTATAGTTACACCAAATCGAGCGCAAACGGCAATTCTGGCGGCTCTGTGGCGGGCTGGCAGGGTGTGTTTGCGTCCCGGCTGAACAAATGGAGAAAGCTATGAGCCTTTTAGATGATTTTTCGCACAGCTGCATCATTATGGACAAGCGGACAAAGCCTGACGGTGAGGGCGGCTATGCTACCGAGTGGAGAGAGGGCGCAGAGTTTGCGAATTACGTTGCACTCGACAGCAGCCTTGAAGCACGGCAGGCCGAAGCGCAGGGTGTGACCAGCGTGTATACCGGCATTGTGCGGAAAGATGTGCCCATCGAGTATGGCAGCGTGTACAAGGACGTTACTACCGGGGCATATTTCCGGGTTACGAGCCGCCCGGAAGAAAAGCAAGCCCCTGCAAGCGCTTCCCCGATGCTACAAAACCTAAAAAGTTTTACGGCTGAACGATTGCGGGAGGGATTGCCTACATGACAAAGGGCGCTGCATTACAGCAGTTTTTCGGACGGTTTATGACCGCATACCCTAGCAACGCCGTGCCGGATGACGCTGTACTCCCATACCTGACCTATGATGCAGTGATGGATACTTGGGCAAATTCTGTATCAATCACAGTAAATATGTGGTTTCATACCACATCCGAAGCTGTGCCAAACGCAAAGGCGCAAGAGCTTTTGACGGCTCTTACACAAGGCGACCCGACTTTGCCGTGCGATGATGGAATTATTTGGCTCAAACCCGGCTCCCCGTTCTGCCAATCGCTAGCAGATGACACAGACAAAAACCTAAAACGGCGGTACATCAACGTGACCGCCGAATTTTTATGCCTAAATTGAGGTGAAAGCATGAAATTTACTCGTATTCCTGAATCTGCGTTTAAGGAACTTGTCCTGAACGCGGGCTATCTTGCAACTACGTTTGACCCGGCTGCCGGTACTGCGCCGGAAGAAAGTGCGCTGCTGGGCGCTACGACCGGCGGCATAAACTTTACGGCTGTGCCAAGCTTTACCGACTTCGGCGAGGACATCGACAACTGCCCCAAGAACATGAAAGAGCTGAAGCAGATTGAATCTTGGGGAGTCAAGTGCAGTGGCACTTATGTTTCGGCATCCCCTGCCAATGTAAAAAGTATGCTTGGCGCAGCAGAGGAAACAACCACTTCCAAGGTTTCCAAAATCACGCCGCGCAACGACCTGAAAGACAGCGATTTTACCGATTTGTGGCTGCTGTGCGATTATTCCGACAAGCACGGCACTACGAATGGCGGTTTCTGCGCCATCCACATGCTGAATACGCTGTCTACCGGCGGTTTCAGCTTGAAGACGGGCGACAAGGAAAAAGGCCAGATGAGCTTTGAATACACGGCGCACTACTCCATTACCGCACAGGACACTGTGCCGTGTGAGGTGTATATCAAGGCCGGAGAGGATGAGGCATAATGCGGATTTTTTCTGAACTTAGCACTGACGAAGCGCTGGAAGTCGTTTTGCAAATCGCGCAGCCCATCACAAACCTGATCGATGATGAAGCGCTTGTGAAAGAAATTCAGAAAGCGATGCCGAAGGGCGAAACGACCCGTATTGCAATGCAGCGTTTTGGCCTTGCGAAAATTGTTAAGCTGCTGAACATTGCGTTGAAGCAGCACCGCGATGATGTGTACGCAATCCTTGCCCCGTTCAACGGCCTGACGGTGGAAGAAATCGGCAAGCAGAATTTCCTTATCACCTGCAAACAAGTTTACGACCTTGTGAACGATAAAGGTTTTGTTGATTTTTTCAAATCGTATCTCGGTGGCGGGCAGAACAAGTAATCCCTGTACTGCTGAAAATGCCGAAACTGAGCGCAAAGGCGCTTGTGTCGGCGCTGCCTTACGCTTTAAAAGCTGATTTTGAAGAGCAGCTGTACAAGGTGTACATGACAGACAGCGCGTGGAGCCTTGTGGTAGCTGTGACAGGCGTAACGGACAGGCCAGCGAGATATATTGACATTATCCACCCGCCCAAAGTGGATACACGGACACCAGAACAGGTGCAGGCGGATTTCAAAGACTTTGCGGCGCGGCATGGATTGAAAGAAGCAAAGAAAAAAGCCGCCCAAACAGAGGGCGGCTAAACTTAGAAACAATTTTTGATAATGGCTTTATAGGTTGGCTCGTCAACTTCCAACAGGAAGCGCTTGCCGCTGTAACGCCATTGCGGGTCATCTATAAGCTGTATAACAACCTGATAAACGCCTTTTTGCTTGGCAGTCATTGCACCGGCAACCATGCCAGCACCACCAAACAAAGCACCGCCGACCATGCCGCGCATAACGCCGGAAGCCATAGATGTTTTGTGAGTTTCATCTACCACAGAGTAACCGGCAACAGTACGGCTGTTTAGTTCAAGTGCTGATAGACCACCAACGTCCATAGAGACTTTGCCAAATGAAACAGACACCTTTTTGCCCATAAAATCACCGGCAATTACCGCATTTTTTGCTTTTGCCATAAAAAACACCTCCTATTGCTTAGAATACAGCAGATAAAGAAGAAATTCAAGAAGGGAGTGATAGATTGGACGTTTTTAACTTATATGCAAAATTAAGCCTAAACACAGACGACTATGAAAAAGGCGTTGAAAAGGCAAAAGGCGGCGCATCATCTTTGATGGACGTGTTCAGCGGTACGCTGCTTGGCAATGTCGTTTCAGACGGTTTGCGGACCGTAGCCAATGGGATTACGGAAATCGGGAAAACCGCTGCGAACATGGCCGTGTCGATTGGCAAGGCATCGCTGGACAGCTATGCGGACTATGAGCAGCTTGTAGGCGGCGTAGAAACGCTGTACAAAGATAGTGCGGGAATCATAGAGAGCTACGCAAAAGACGCATACAAGAATGTAGGTCTTTCAGCAAATGATTACATGGAAACATCCACATCGTTTGCGGCTGCTCTGGTTTCAAGTTTGGGCGGTGACACAGGAAAAGCCGCTGAAATGGCAAATACTGCAATTTCGGATATGTCCGATAACGCGAACAAGATGGGCACCGATATGCAGTCCATACAGGATGCATATAACGGATTTGCGAAGCAAAACTATACTATGCTCGACAATCTTAAGATCGGGTACGGCGGCACGCAAGCTGAAATGAAGCGGCTTATCAAAGAAGCTGCTGCCATGACGGACACGCAGAAAGAGCTTGGCGTAACGGTCGATTCAAACAGTATGTCCTATGCGAACATTGTACAAGCGATTCATGTCGTGCAGGCCAACATGGGCATCATGGGAACGACCAGCAAGGAAGCTGCAACTACAATTCAAGGCAGTACAGCGTCGATGAAGAGCGCTTGGGAAAACCTGCTGACGGGTATTGCAGACCCGGAGCAAGACTTTCAAGCCTTGGTGGACAACCTTGTTGACAGCGTTATTACTGCCGGAAACAACATTATACCGCGCATCAAAGAAATTGTGCCTACTTTGATTGATGGCTTGAGCGAACTGGTCACACAGCTTGCGCCTTATGTGAGCAGCGTGATTATGGAGCTGGAACCGACTATTGAAGAGGGCTTGCAGGCTCTTTTTGGCGGGTTAAGCAGCGTAGCAAGCGAATTGCAGCCCATTGTTGCTGATGTGTTCTCATTTTTTGGCGATGCAATTATTTCCGGGCTGACAAGCGCGATTGAAAACTCTGACTTTTCGTTCCTGCTTGACATTTTTGACAATGTTAAAACAGCAGTTGAAGAAGTCGTGCCTGTAATTGAAGAAATTGCACCAGCGCTTGTGACGGTTGGTGCAGCTGTAAAAGGCTGGCAAATCGGTACGAAAATCCAAAAGATGGTAACGGCTTTTGACGAAGCCAAGGTTGCTGTTTCTTTGTTCAGCATGGGACTTTCTGACACGGAAATTGCACAGGGTGCGCTCAATGGCACATTAAAGGCATCCGAAGTTCTTGCCGGATTGCTTACAGGGAAGATTTCTCTTATGACGTTGGCACAGGCGGCAGCAGCAAAAGCGCAAGCCGCTTTTAATGCGGTTTTGGCAGCAAACCCAATTACACTGGTTGTGGTTGCAATTGGCGCACTGGTTGGCATTTTGGCTGTGCTGTATGCAAAGAACGAAGATTTTAGAAATGGCGTTAATGCTGCATGGGATGCGATTTCTGCCAAGATTCAGGAAGTCGTTTCATTTGTACAGCCTTATGTTGAAGCAGCTATGCAGGTTATTGGGCAGGCCGTTACGCAGGTCATTACAGATTTGACCCCAGTCATACAGAGCATCGGTGAAGCGTTCATCGCTGCATGGAACCTTGTACAGACTGTATGGGCATGGGCAAGCGCATTCTTTCAGGCTATCTTCCAGGCAATTGTGGTCATCTTTACGCCGTTTGCACCGATTATCAGCGGATTCTTTCAGGGCGCGTGGATTATCATTCAAAGCATCTGGAATGTTGCGGTAAGCTTTTTCCAGACTGTATTTGATTTGATTACCGGCGTGTTCTCTACGATTGACGCTGTGTTGTCTGGTGACTTTCAGAGCGCGTGGGAGTCGATTCAGGGCATCTTTGAAGGTGTGTTTGGCTTTTTCTCTACGGTCGGCCAAAACGCTGTAGAGGGCATCAAGGGTGGCATTGCGGCTGTTTGGGGTGGTCTTGTCAGCTTCGTGCAGGGCTTGTGGGATGGCATCAAGAGTATTTTTGTCATCAATGCAAGTGATGTGAAAAACAACACGGGGTCTGACGGTAGCCACGCAGGCGGCATGGATTATGTCCCCTATAACAACTATGTTGCTAATCTGCATCGCGGCGAGATGGTTCTGACTGCCGATGAAGCGGACAGTTACAGACGCGGTAAGGGCAGCGGCAACAGTTTTACCCTGACGCAAAATATTTACGCGGCAAAGCAGACACCGGTTGAACTGGCAGCAAGCACAGCGGCGTATTTCCAGCGGGCGAGGTGGGCGTTATGAGTTTTTTAAGCAAGACTTTCAAGTACGTCAACTTGCTGGGGCAGTCTATCGTGTTTGACTACGCGCATGGTTATCTTATCAGCAAGCCGGATGGCATTGATACAATTTCTGTCACTGCCAACACGGCGCAGGGCATCGGTCAAGTAGGTGCTACTGTGCAATCTAAGGCCATTCAGACGCGGCCTATTACCATCAATGGTAAAGTTATCGGCGACAATGCACAAGCGCTGAAAGATGCGCTTATGACTGTTGTACGACCTGACCTGACCGGGGTGTTATATGCCGGAGACTGGCACATAGACGTTATTGTAACGGCATCGCCTACCATTGGCGCATCAAAACGCGGTGCGCCGTTTCAGCTTGGCTTGCTTGCCCCCTACCCGTATTGGGAAAGCGGCGAACGAAAGGCAATGCAGCTGCGCGGCGTGCAAAAAGGTTTTAAATTTCCATGGAATATCAGCAAAACGTATTATTTCGGCAAAGTCATTGTGCTGAAATACATTGTTTTGCAGAATTTTGGGCAGTTTGATGTGCCGTTTAGGCTGGAAATCAATTGCATTGGCGAGACGGCAACAAACGTAGGCATTGAAAACATGCTGACAGGTGAAGTTCTGCGGCTGGAAAAAACGCTTGTGGAAGATGAGCGTGTCGTTATTAAGACATCGCACGGAAAGACAACGGTCACAAGCTCTAAGGACGGCGACTGCCGGGGCGCGCTTACGCTTGAAAGCACACTGTACAGAATTCATACGGGCGATAATGCGTGGAAGCCTACTGCGGACAGTGGGCTTGAAAACGTTGAAATGAGCGTTTCGTTTGCGGAAGAAAGTGCGGGTGTAACGGCAATATGAGATTAGAGCTGTTCTCCCATGACCTTAGTAACCGACACGAAATCACGCACGCTATCAGCAGCGAGTTCAGCGACTACTATAACGATGTGGGAAAATTTACGGTTGTTTTGCCGATGGATGAGTACAACATTGGGATAGTGGAGCTGGATGCTGTTTTGTACATTGTAGAGCAGAGACTTGCGTATACGGTGGAAGAAATACAGTTCGATTGCGATAACAGCGAAATCACGTTGAACGGGTACAGCCTGAACAACAAACTGAACCGGCGTGTTGTTGCGGAAACTGCCAGTATTGCCAACGTGGAAACGGATGTATACAGCGTTATTACTGCCAACCTGCGCGGGCTTCCTATACTGCTGGCAGAGAAAAAAGGCTTGACAGAAACCGTGACGGCAACAGAGGTGTACGGGGATGAACTGTTAAACTGCATACAACCGATTTTGACAGATGCCGGGATTGGGAACAGGATGGTTTTGGACTACAGAGCCAAAACAGAAACGTTTGAATTGTATAAGGGTGTTGACCGCACAGAGGGATTAGACGCCGTGCTGTTTGTGCAGGAACGCGGAACAGCGCCCGGGCTGGTAGTTGACAAGGACATTTCTGAATACAAAAACGTGTGCTACTGTGAAGCACAGTACAAAGACGGTACGAAATTTGTAGTGCAGGCTGGAACTGCCAGCGATGCGGAACGGCGCGAACTGTGGGCAAGTTTCAGCGGAGACAGCCAGCAGGATGAGGAGAGCAACGCAGATTTTGAGAGACGCGTAAAACAGTACGCCGCTTTACAGTTGGGCAGTCACCTGAACCGCAACGGATTTTCGATTGACGCTGACGGTGACGAGCTTGGCACGGCATACAATGTTGGCGATTTGGTTTGGTGCGTTTCTTTGCGGCTGGGTGTAAAGTACAAGGCAAGAATCACGGCAGCAAAGTATTCACAGGATGCAAACGGATCAAGCGTCAAGCTGGTTATTGGCGACCCGATTTTAACAGTTTTGAGGTGATAAAGTGGCAGAAATCAAAAACTTTCCGAATAACGTAGATGAATATATCGGAGCCGAAAACGTGATGAAATGGCTGCATGGGCGTTCCAGCGGCGTTTTTGGCGCAGATGGCAATTTAAGTGTTACCGCAAACGGCGATATGACGGTAAGCGTTTCAGATGGCGTGGGCTGGCTGGCGAACGACAAAGCGGACGGCACAGTTTTTTGGAATGATACAAAAGAACAGACTGGAAGCGAGTTGCATCTGACAATCCCGTTGCCAGATGCCATTTTGCCACGTATTGACAGGATCGTTGTTAGCTGGGACACGGTGGATTATGCGGAAAAACCGCGTATTGAAGTGCTAAAAGGAACGCCGAATAATGCACCTACCGCCACGGAACTTACAAACAACACTTTAAAACGGCAAATTTCTCTTGCGCGTATTTACGTTGCGGCAGCTGTAAGCAGCATTTCTGCGGATAGCATCACGGACGAACGGCTTGACCCCGATGTGTGTGGGCTTGTTACGGACTGGGTTAGCGTTGACACTACCACCATTCAGGCGCAGTTTTCCGCGTTGCTTGAAAAGGTAAAGACTGAGCTGTCGCAACTGCACGGTGGCACAGCAATGATGACAAAGGCGCAGTATGACCCGTCTGGTGGCGGGTTAAATGTCTGCGTGCAGGAATATGAGTGCAGCAAGAGCGGCAACGTGTATGCGCTGACGGGCGAGGGCGCGGTAGGGCGGTTTAAGGTCCCGGCGGCATGGAGTGCGGGCGATACATGGACGGTAAACGGCAAGGCTGTACAGGCGTACTGCGGCGCGGATGCGGCGGACGGTGACTGTGTGGCTGCCGGGCGCTGGATCACGTTTGTATACGACGGCACGCGGCTGGATTTTAACGGCGGCGGTGGATTAAGCGCATCCAAGCTGGCACAGGCCACCGCCGCAGATACTGATGTGCTGACCGGAAAGAAATACTACGCAGGCGGTAAAACCATCAAAGAAGGAAAAATGCCGAACCGAGGCAGCTGGGGGGCAACGCTCTCCCCCGGAGGTGTGGCAACCATCCCCTCCGGATTCCACGATGGGAGCGGGCAAGTCACCGCTGTGAGTCTGAAAACGGTGACAATCACCATGTACACTTCACATGGTGACTGGACATACACGTTGCCCAGCGGCACATTGGTCGGCGTTTCTAACATAGCCGCTTCTGGAGATAGTCCCGAAATAGCAAGTCTAACAATTTTGGGTAACACCGTGCGCGTTACATGGAGCGACAACGGAGTGATCAACCGCCAGATTACATTGATTTACTACTAGAGGAGAGGCAAGACAATGAGAGAGTCAATCGTAATCAACGCCGAGAAACTGTTGTAATGTTAAGGAGGTAGGGCATGGTACATACTTTGAGGCTTGACAACTACTCCCCCACCCCGCGAAAGCTGGTGCTGGGGACTAATTCCAGCTATGGCACGGAGAGTATCAAAATTGAGCGCGGGGCCGGGTGGGACGGGCTGAATCTCACCGCAACGTGGCACATCCCCGGGCGGGAAGAGCCGCTGCGCGTGGCCCTGCTGGATGGGGATGCCATGGACGTGCCGCCCGAGGTGACGAAGGAGGCCAAGGATGGCGTGCTTGTGCTGGTCGGGCTGGCCTCCGGCGTGCAGCGGGCGAGTTGTAACGTGGAGTATCTGATCATTGAACAAGCGGGCGTATACGGCGGCGCGGATGCAGAGCCGACGCCCGAGCTGGCGGCTCAGGTGCTGCAGGCGGTGCAGGATGCCCGGGACGCGGCAAAGGACGCCGATCAGCGCGCCACGAACGCGGAGAACGTCGCCAACAGCGTGAGGGAGGACGCCGACAACGGGAAGTTTATCGGCCCAGTCGGCCCGCAGGGGCCTGTTGGGCCGCAAGGCGCGCAGGGTATCCAGGGCGAGAAGGGCGACACCGGAGAGCGCGGCCCCCAAGGTGAGCAGGGCGTTCAGGGTGTACAAGGCGAGAAGGGCGATACCGGCACGCAGGGGCCTGTTGGCGAAACTGGCCCGGTTGGCCCCAAGGGTGATACTGGCCCGCAGGGTGAGCGCGGTGAGCAGGGGCCGCAGGGAGAGATTGGCCCGGAGGGGCCTGCCGGAAAGGACGGCGTACAGATTGATGATGCGGCGGTGAGCGAGGACACGCCGTGGAGCAGCAAGCACATCATTGACATGCTTTGCCCGCCGCTGGAAGAAAGCGGCAACCCTGTTGTGTGCTACCCTGTGGCGGGATACGCGCTGGGCGTAAAGGCCAGCTGGGAACCCGTGCAGGAAGGCAGCGGAACGCCGTATCCGGCAGGTGGCGGGAAGAACCTCTGGGGTGACCTGATTCAAAACACTTTTGTATCACAACAGGGGTTTTCTTCTGGATATTCCGGTGCAAAGACGACTGGAAAAATCCCATGCTCTGAAGGTGATGATTACACACTTTCATGTGCGACTTCTTTTGCCCCTGCGCCTGGAAACATCGGTGTGCTTGCGTACTTTGATGCATCGGATACAATTCTTACGAGAGTGGCCAACACATATCAGCGCGCATTTACATTGAAGGCTCCGGCTAATGCAGCATATTTGCGGGCAAGCTGTTACAAAGAGACGGATGTGGATAATGTGCAGCTCGAAAAGGGCTCCACTGCAACAGCCTATGCACCCTACGCAAACATCCGTCCCATCAAGGGCAGGGACAGCGTGACGGTAGAAAGGTGCGGGGAGAATCTGCTGAATATAAAACTGGTAAACGAAATTGTTGGTAGACCAACAATAAAAAACGACAATGGTTGGTTGCAAGTTGATGGTGAATTACAAGGTGGCAACCTGTGGCTTGCAATAGGTTACGTCTTGCGGCCTGGTACATATTGTGCGTATTTGTTCGGTGGAGACAGTATGCAGGACAACGGCGTTTTGTGGATTTATGGCGACGTACAAGCGCTGATGGGACCTAAACGACGACAAGCAATTCTCACTGTAAAGAATACGAGCAAAATTAATGCGTATCTGCATGTTAATAAGCCTTTTACGCTCACAACAAAATTCGCAGTTGCGATTGTCTCTGGCTCCACCGCTCCCACCACCTACACATCATATATCGGTCAAACCAACACCCTGACCCTGCCGGAAACCGTGTATGAAGGTGAGGTGGACGCGGTAAACGGTGAGGGACAAGAGACATGGAAAATGCTGACGCTGGACGGGACAACCAACAAGTTTACACAGAGTGATAGATTTTGGAGGATGCAATCCAATACAGCACCTTGTGTAGTAAATGGCTATGCTACAATGTGTAGTCATTTTCCTGCTAATACTTTTGGTGGGAATCAGACAGGAAATTATATTTTCACAAGAGCGGATATTATGAGCCGTTATTTTCCAGATGTTAATGCCTTAAACACCTACATTGCCGCGCAGTACGCGGCGGGAACCCCTGTGCAAATTTGCTACAAGCTGGCAGAGCCTGTTTCCTTCACAGCCACAGGCGCACAGCCCATCCCTGCGCTTGCAGGAGCGAACACCGTGCTGACCGACGCCGACAGAGCGACTGTGACGGGACGCGCTGACCCCATTAAACGGATTACCGATTTGGAAGATGCAACTGCATCTCAAACATGAAAGGAGAAATCACTATGGCTATCAAGAGTAAAGCACGGCACGATTTAACATTGCGCAGTATTAAGCGAGAGATTGCAGCAGGACGCGATGTTGCATTTTGGCTTGATAAAGCCTACACGCACTACGACAACGGCCTGCTGACCGAAGAGGACATTGCCGAGGTGGAGACGCTTGCGCAGGCGTATTATGATGCGGTGGATGAGAGAGAGCGCGCAGACGAGGTTACGGAGACGCCGGATGTGCCGGAGGTTGACGGCGCTAAAAATACCACCGACGAATGATAGGAAGTGATACCATGATTTTCAGTGGGAGAAATCTCGTGAAGTACCCGTACAGCTGCTACGGTTACACGCGCGGCGGCGGAAAGACCTGGCACGGCGGCATTGATGTTTGCGGTATGGATGACGACAAAATCCGTATGCCCGGCTACAACGGCAAGAGCATTGCAGGAACCGTCGTTACAGCCCGCATCGTGACGAACAAGAGCAACAAGACATGGGAATGGGGCTATTATATCTGCGTGAAGCTGGACGCAAACCAGACCCCGGATGCAGTGAACTACCTGTATTTTTGCCACTGCTCCAAGTTGCTTGCAAGCGTAGGGCAGAAAGTAAAGACCGGCGATGTGCTGGCGGTTGTCGGGCAGACCGGCAACGCCGCAGGCACATGGACGCACTGCCACTTTGAAGTGCGAGCAACTGCCACGAGCAAGGGCCTTGACCCGACTGCGTATGCAGGCATACCCAACAAGGCGGGCACATACGGTGGCCAGCCTGTGCAGACAAGCGGCGAGGAAGTGCTGATTGATGTGTCCCACCATCAGGGCACTATCGACTGGGCAAAGGTTCCCTACCGCGCCATTATTCGCATCGGATATCGCGGCTACGGCAGCGGGAAGTTGATGAAAGACGAGCAGTACGATGCCAACCTTGCCGGGGCTAAAGCAAGTGGAAAGCTGTTCGGCTTTTATTTCTTCTCGCAGGCCATCACGGTGGACGAAGCCCGCGAGGAGGCAGACTTCTGCGCAAGCCTTGCCCCGACAGGCTATCCCTTGTTCTTCGACAGCGAATGGGGACACACAACCAAGACCGGCGTTCACGATGGCCGCGCCGACAACCTGACGAAAGACCAGCGCACGGCAATCGCAATGGCATTTTGCGAAAAGGCCAAAGCGCACGGATTCGCGGCAGGAATTTACACCTTCACGGCGTTCGCAGGCGCAAACATCGACTACGCCTACCTGTGTGAAGATTACATCGGATGGCTGGCCGACACGCGCACGAACTACGACAAGACGCTGCCGCGATACATCCACCAGTACAGCCAGACCGCAAAGGGCGACGTGCCGGGCATCACTGCCGTGGTTGATTTGAATCATCTGGTCAAGGCCCTGCCTGCGGTGGACAAGCCTGAAAGGAAGCTACAAGTGATTACCATCGGGCCGGTGAGCCAGGGAGATGCGGATGCAATTTACCTGCTGTGCAAGGAACGCGGCCTGACGGATGCCGGACTGTATAAAAGCGAATGGGCCTGACGCCCGGAATGGAAGTGAAGGATGACAGATTGGGATATCGTCAAGGACATTGTTGTACTTGCTGGACTGATTATAACGGTCACGACGCCGCTGTTGAAGTTGAATACAAGTATCACGCAGCTGAAAGCGCTGCTTGACAGCGTGGCCAAGCAAGTGCAGGAAAACGACAAGAGCAACAGTGCGAGCCATAAACGGTTGTGGGAGCACAACGAAGAACAAGATGAAACGCTGCAACGGCATGAGCAGCGTTTGCACGATTTGGACGGAAAGTGAGGTACAGCTCTATGGGTGATTTTATCAAGAACATTGCAGCGCTTTTCAAGGTCAAGACCATTGTGACGCTGGTTGTCGTTGCAGTGTTTGCGGCATTGGCGCTGCGGGAGAAATTACAGCCTGACACGGTCATGACCATTGTGACGATGGTTGTGGCCTTTTATTTTGGCACGCAGACAGAAAGCAAGAACAAGAAGGATGAGTAATCATGCCAAAGTTTGATTTTGTCGGTGGTTTGCTGACCGATGAAGAAACGGATGTTTTGCAGCTTCGGCGGCGCGGCTGGCGCAATGCTGATATTGCGGCAGAACTGAATTGTAGCGAGCGCACGGTAAAACGGCGCGTTCGCAGCATCAAAAACAAAATAGGCTAATTTAAAGGGCGCGGCTGCTTTTGTGGCCGCGCCTTTTTTATTTTGTCCCAAAGACGGCACAATGTTGGCACTTCGGTGGCCCACAGTGTGCCGTTTTTTTGTGTACAATTAAGATAAAAGGAGCGGTTCGGATGGCATACAAGCAAATCAACCTAAACCCGGAACAAAAGCGCGTCGGCGATTGTACCGTCAGAGCCATTGCAGCCGCAACGCATCAATCGTGGGCGGCTGTATATGCGGCGCTGGTTCTGGCAGGATTTGAACTGCATGATATGCCGTCTGCAAACTATGTCTGGGGCAGTTATCTGCGACGATGTGGTTGGAAGCGCTACACGTTGCCAAACAGCTGCCCGGATTGTTACACAGTGGCGCAGTTTGCAAAAGACCACTCGGACGGCACATATATTTTGGCAATGGCTACGCATGTTGTGTGCGTGCAAAATGGGGACTGGCTGGATACATGGGACAGCGGCGATGAAGTGCCGCTGTACTACTGGCAGAAAGGATGATTGACTATGGCGTTTGGCGTACCGTATCAGCCCGGCTATATGCCGAACTATTATCCAATGGGGCAGCAGATGCCGTCTGCCATGCCCGATCAACTCGCACAGCTCCGACAGGCAGCGTATCCGCAGCAACAGCCCGCGCAGCAAAGTTCGCCTATTATCTGGGTGCAGGGCGAAGAGGGCGCCAAAGCGTATATGGTGGCGGCGGGGAATAGTGTGCTGCTGATGGACAGCGAAAACAGTACATTTTACATTAAGTCCACCGATGCCAGCGGTATGCCGCAGCCATTGCGCGTTTTTGACTACTCGGAACGCACGGCAAGCCAGAAACAGCCCGCACAGACCGCGCAAAAACCTAAAGAGGAATATGTCACACGGCAAGAGTTCAACGCGTTGACAGCCCGCTTTGACGCGCTGGCGGCAGATAAACCTTTAACGCGCAAGAAAAAGGAGGCAGACAATGAGCAACCCTCTGTTTAACGCTCTTGGCGGCGGCAAAATGCCGGGCGCAATGGGACAATTCCAGCAAATGATGCAGCAGTTTCAGCAGTTCCGCAATAACTTTCAGGGCGACCCCAAACAAGAGGTGGAAAAGCTGCTGCAATCCGGCAAGATGAGCCAGCAGCAGCTAAACCAGCTGCAAGCGATGGCGCAGCAGTTTCAGAGCTTTTTACAATAGGTTCAAACCGTGCGCACGGTGAACAATACATTCAACTTTTGAAAGGAGTTAAACATGAGTCTTTCTTCGGACGGCACTGTTATGACAATGCCTGTTCAGCCCGCGAATACGAGCAATAACAACGGCTGGGGCTTTGGCGGCGATGGTTTGCTGTATATTATTATTCTCTTCCTCTTCGTTTTCTGCGGCTGGGGCGGTAACTGGGGCAACAACGGATTTGGCAGCGGTAATGGTGCTGGCGCTGTCGATGGTTACATCCTCACCAGCGACTTTGCCAACATCGAACGCAAAATCGATGTCGTGAACAACGGCCTGTGTGACGGATTCTATGCTCAGGCACAGCTTGTCAACGGTGTGCAGAACGCTATGCAGCAGGGCTTTATGAGCGCCGAAATCAGCCGCGCAAACCAGCAGGCCGCATTTATGCAGCAGCTTTTTGCCATGCAGATGCAGCAGGCCAATTGCTGCTGCGAGACCCGCGAGGCTATCCAGGGCGTAAACTACAACCTTGCTACGCAGGCTTGCGACACGCGCCAGACCATTCAGAACGGCACGCGGGACATCATCGAAAACCAGAACGCGAACGCCCGCGCTGTGCTTGACGCACTGACGGCGCAGCGCATTGAGGCTAAAGATGCCAAGATTGCCGAGCAGAACCAGCAGCTTTTTGCCGCACAGCTTGCCGCAAGTCAGGCTGCGCAGAATGAAACGCTGAAAGCCTATATGAGCGGGCAGCTTGCTTACTACAACCCCCGCCCTGTTCCGGCTTTCCCTGTTCCCGCACCGTATCAGTACGGGAATTGCGGCGGCTGCAACGGCTGCGGATGCTAAAAATGAATACGGCAACTTGTCGGAACATCTGACATGTTCGGCCCCGTGCCGATAGTGCAAAATGTGGCGGGGCAATCGTCCCGCCACTATCTTTTTTTGAAAGGAATGATTTTATGGCTGAATTTACGAATTCCAGTATCGTGAACGTTGCCGCAGGGCAGAATGTGCCGCTTACCGAAACGGCAGTTTGCGGAAAAAGCTGCATTGTGCATCGTGATGGCGCTGGCATCGTTACACTGCGCGGCATCACGAACCAGTGCAAGGCGCGTTATAAGGTGAGTTTTGGCGCGAACATTGCGATTCCCACAGGCGGAACAGTCGGTGCAATTACTTCCGCGCTTACAATCAACGGAGAACCGCTTTCCAGCGCCACTGCAACGGTTACGCCTGCAGCAGTGGAAAATTACTTTAACGTGTTTGTGGCGGCGTTTGTGGACGTCCCGCGCGGTTGCTGCGTGACGGTTGCCGCAAAGAACACGAGTGCACAGGCGGTGCTTTTTGCAAACTCGAATCTCATTGCCGAGCGCGTCGGCTGAAAGGAGAATGAAAATGAGTATGAAAACCCTGTATGATCTGAAGGATATGCTGTGCGATGAGCTTGACGAAATCGGCAAAAAAGGCGAAATGTCTGCTGGTGACTTGGAAACTGTGCACAAGCTGACCGACACCATCAAGAACATCGACAAAATTACCATGCTGGAAGAAGGTGGCTACAGCCGCGATGAAGATTACAGCCGGGATGGTGATTGGAGCGCCAACATGCGCGGCAATTATGGACGCGGCAGCAGCTATGCGCGGCGCGGTTCCCATTATGTGCGTGGCCATTACAGCATGGACGATGGGCGCGATTCTCTGATTTCCCGCATGGAAGATATTATGCGCGGGGCTGACAGCAAAGACAGGGAAGTCATCCAGCGCTGCATTGACACGATGCGAAACGGTTAAAGTGAGGTGTAAGGGCTATGGTTGACGTGCGAGAGATTGACGGCGCTATAGCCGAAATCGAAAACAGCGAACTCACCATGACCAGAGTTAAAAATTTGGCAGCGCTGTATGTTGTGAAAAATCAGCGTCTTGCAGATGCGTCCCATTCTCCGCAGAAAGCAGAACTGCAAGAGCCTGTGCACTACTACGAAGCGGCAGAGCCGCCTACAAGGGCTGCTATTGGCAGCAGTGACTTTTTACGGGCTGTGTCAAATGTAAACCTTACGGATGCGATGAGCGTGCTGGATGAGCTTATGTCGGCTTTATATGTGGCGAACCCTAAAGTTTATAATGGCGTAATGCGGAAATTGGAGCGTTTACAGGATGAGTGAATTTTTGGAGATTGTAAAAAAGGCCGATACCGGGCGAGTGTGGCGTGTGCTGGATGAGTTTATGGATGCGCTGAAAGAAGCACGTCCGGATGTGTATAATGATTTGGTACACAGTTTGCAGAGAAAATAGGTAAGTGTGTACTAAAACGTGTACTTGAAAAAGAAAATGCCGTAGATTTAAACGAATCTACGGCATTTGTTGTGGTCGAGGTGACAGGACTCGAAC